AGATGTGTTTAAGTTTTTTAACTTTTATGAAAGTAACGGTTGGAAGGTTGGTAAGAACCCAATGAAAGATTGGAAGGCATCAATAAGAACGTGGGAGTCTAACAGTATAAACAAGACACAAACTAAAGAAGGCAAGCTGCAGAGTCAGATAAATGCTTGGCAGGGAGCAAAGGATATAATTAAACAACAACTAAATAAATAAAACAAGTTATTACGAGGGAGGGCATAAAGGCATAAGCCAACGATAAGTTAATACTCTTGCTCTCCTTTGTAATATTTAAAAATAAAACTATGAAAGCACAAATAATAAATACTTATGGTGACGTTAAAAGCGTAAAGCCAAAAAACAATAAGACATTCACTTTAAAAGAGTTACAATCATTTGTAGATGGCTACATACAAATCGTAAAGACAAGAGATGATAGGCTAATGATAATGAATGAGGAAGGCAAGCTTAACAAGTTGCCATACAACGAAATTGCTACAAGTCTATACATATACGGTACACACGATGTAGTAGTTGGAGACGTTTTAGTAACTGATAAAGAACTTATAAGCTAATGATTATACAACAAGAAAACAAAGACGACTTAACTTTCAAATGTGTTGACTTAATAAGCAAAACATTTGTAGAGCTAGGACAATCTAAACCACAAGAGGAAATAGCTTTGCTAGCACAATCATTAGCAGAGGATTTAAAGAGAGACTTCAAGACTTTAATTTATACTGATATAGAAAATGCATTTAGAAATGGCGTGCGTAATACAGACCTGTTTGCTCTTAATGTAAAGACGTATTATAAATGGATTAAAGCTTGGCGTGATATACTGTGGGACGCTGAGTATCAAGTAACTAGCCAAGGTAAAGACCCACAAAATGTATTGCACTACAGACCACAACCAAAATTACTAACTAACAAATAAACTATGATTTACGCTAATATTTTAGAACCAATATTGTTAATCGCTACTTGTATAGCAGCAGGATTCTTTTTAGGATTCTTCTCTTTTATGTTTACTTTTAAAGCAGAAAGAAACGACTTAGAAAAGAATTTAGAAGAGTTTGACAAGAAAACAAATAAATTTCAAACAAGAACAGGAGGATTAGAAAACGATAGATTAAATGAGAGACCACGAAGAAATACTAAATAAAAGCTATAAAGAGAAACTAAAGCTACTAAAAACCTTGCTTAAAGATGATTTTTCTACATTTTTGTTTGTATCAAATATGTATTTGACAGACAAAAGTGTAAGCGTAAAAGACTTTAACAAGCTATTTGAAGGAGGATTAAAAAGAAATTATAAATTTAACAAACAACAAAATGACTGAACATAATAAATACTACTACCAATTTGACAGAAATACAACTGACACTAAAGAAGACAGTAGAATACCTAACTACTATGTAGGCAGGCATCACGGTTACGAAGCTCGTAAGGTTGTAGAGGATTTTGAGCTTTCTTACAACATAGGTACAGCCACTACTTACTTGCTTAGAAGTTCAAACAAACATAAGTCTCCTCAAGAGTGTATTAAGAAGGCTATAGCACACTTAGAGTTTGAGTTAGAACGACTTAAGTTATAATGGTAAGCCCTATCTATAGAGTTATCATAGAGTATGGATACCGTAAAAAAGGTAGCATAAGGCGACATCAATTCAAAATAATTGATACATTTGTTACCACAAACAATGTTGAGTTAATTAAAAAAAACAAAACAATTAGACAAAGAATATTAAGAGACACTAAAACCAAACATAAAGACCTAGACATATTGTTTAAAAATATATATATAGAAGGTCAATATGGAAACACAAATTACTAAATTATGATTATATTTATGCTACTTATTTTATTTTATACTGTTTATTTAAACATAAAAATCAGAGAGTTTGAACAGTTTTTATCAGAAGAAATAGACAACATCTATGTAGAGGCAGAAGAAAACAAATTAGACCTATACAACAAGATGATGGAATGGAGAAAAGAATTAAAGAATGAGAAACCAAGAAGAAGAAGTACAAAAAGCAGTCGTAAAGTATCTACAGCTAAGGTACCCAAAGATTAAGTACTGCGCTAGCTTAGGAGGTATTAGAACGTCTTTTAAACAGGCTGTAAAGGCCAAAGCCACGGGCTATGTCAAAGGATTCCCCGACTTGCAGATATGTATGCCTACCTATGAGGGGGGTATAGGAGGGGGGGGGTACCACGGACTTTTTCTTGAAATAAAAAAGGATAAAAAATCTTATCCAACTAAAGAACAAAAAGAATGGATAGCATATTTGAATGATGTAGGCTACTGTGCTAGAGTAACTAAAGGAGTTGATGAGTCTATTCAAACAATAGACGACTATTTAAATAATAAATTATGAGTATAAATGTATTTGAAAGAAAAGACAGACGAGGTGGTGGCTATGCTAAGCGTAAGTTTACTTACCAAGAGGCGCAACAGATAAGGTTAGACTATCAAAGTGGTACCTATACCCAAGAACAGATAGCAATTAAGTACAGCGTAAGCCAATCGCTTATAAATAAGATATTAAGACGTAAGACATATATGAAAGAATAAAGATTTGTTTTTGTTTTTGTGTAAAGAAAAGTCAGTAGCTGAAAAAGTTGTTGGCTTTTTTTTATTTTGCTCTGAAACTGCCAACGCCATTTATAAAAACGCCCTGAAACTGCCAAGGCCCTGAAACTGCTAGGTATGCTTACTACCCCTATAGGTGTGATTTTGATTTCCTATGCGTGCATAGTATTTTACTGTGCGTGCATAGTATTTTCATTATTTAACATAATATTTATTATAAGACAACAATTTAACATAATAATAAAATTATCCATTTTAAAGCGTTTTAAAGCTATTTCATATAGCTGTAATATATTGATATTAAAACTTTTTCTTATTGCAATAGGCGAATTTTACTAGAGAAGGATTTTTTAAGTTTTTACTAATTAACAAATAAATGTTAATATTATATATAAATAATTTATATATAATAGTATATTTAATTATAAAAGTGTATATTTGTATATTATTAATTAAAACTTATATTATGAACTTTATATTAAAAAACATTATTACAGGAGTAAAAGAAAATTTATCTTATTCTGAGTTGATGACTAGATTAAACAAAAACCGCAAAGAATTTTTTAATACTTATAGAATTGAAACGGTTAGTAAAAAATCTAATATCGAAAAACTATTATTTATTCTTTTTGTTGGCGTTTCTTCTTTAGCAATGGGAGTAATAATATTAGAAACAATAACACAAATTTTTTAAACTTAAAAACTAAAACACAAACCAATGAAAGCGAATAAACAAAATATTATTTTAGACTCAATAAATTATCTAAAAATCTTTTTGCCTCTACATAAAGAATTTAACACTTATAAACATATCGGGCAGGCGATAAGCGACCCCTTAAAAGTTTCTTATATTTCACAGGGCAAAATTAAAGGTATTGCAGAAAATACAGGCGTTACAATAGGTAACAGACCAACAGACGAGCAAAGAAATAAATATTTCACGGCTACAAGTATTGAAAAACTATTAAAAAAATTATTTGTGATTAATACGTCTGAAGAATCAGCAACAATGTATGACGTAGTTAATAAAATAGATGATTATCTAAGACAGAATATAGAGTATAATTATTTTATTACTGATGATGTATCAGGGTTTTATCATAACGAACCCGAGAATTATAACGGGTCTTGTATGGCGGGAAAGCCAAAAAAATATTTTGAATTATACGACCATATTAATAAAATAGACAATGACGTCACGGTCAAAATAGTGGGATTCAAAACCCAGGATTTGACAATTGCGCGCGGTTTGTTATGGTGTAAAACTTATAAATTGAATCAGGAAGGCAAAACAAATAAAGTATATTTTTTAGATAGGATTTATGTACATAGTAAATTGCAAAATTCTAGTTTTAGTAAATTACAGTTTGAGCTGTTCCAAACTATCAGAAAACATTACAGACTAGACAAACTAGACGTTTTTAATAGGGGACA